CAACCACACCAGTGTTATCTGCTTTAACTTGATATGAAGGATCTCCTACAGCAACCCTAATTGTTTCGATTGCCATGTTAGGATATATGTTCTCACCAATCTTCATCAATAGTGGCACTCGTCTTACAACACCATCTATTTCTGGTGCTGTGTTAATAACACCTACACCTGCTGCACATTGACTTAAAAATAATTCTGGACCAACCATACCAGGCCACTCATATAAAAAGTTAAGAGGATTGCCTATCTTTGCAACACCTCTTGGTACTGCATTACTAGTTCTCTTTTGTGTCGTACCTACTTGAGCAATAACTGTGCCGTAACCTAATGCTTCACAGAAATATTCATCATGACCAAATCTATCAGGTTCACTAAACAATATAGGCATGACTATGATACCTGTTTGTGCTTGTCGTAAATCTACAATCAAATCTGCTAGTACGTCTCTAGGCCATGGCCATTGACCATACTTCTCGATTGCTTCTTCGTCTATTGTTATGATTGTGATGTCTTGGGAAGGTGTGACTTCTTCGTTTGCAAGAAGATAGTCAAATGATTTTAAGCGTAGTGTTTCTTTGAATCCAGGATCCTGTAATCCAATATATGTCAACAATACCAAAGTAATAAAGGCAGTTGACCAATGGGTCAAATACTTCATATTACTATTTAGTTCTGATTAACTGTTAGAGTACAAAATGAATGACCACACCATAGTGTGTTCGAATAAGATTTGTTATTACCTGTTTGATTGAAATACATTGATGAGTTATTACTTGTTCTACCATCTACATTTACATCAAGGCTATTACCGTCACCTATTTGATTTATAACAAGAATACCGCCATCCATACTCACTATATCAAAATCAATGACATTATTCTCGCCATCTTGTGTTATATCTAAACTACCACCATCTGTTTGATCATCTACTGTTAATGTCAAATCATTTGCTCTAACTGGACTAGTCACGGCTGATAACGTAAGTAAGAACGCCATTAGAAACAACAAAAGGAGATTTTCTTTTAATATCTTTACGATCATATTTTGTTTTATCCTTTACTACCCTTTTTCTATATTTAGGTGTTCTTAGGTCTTTGGCTATTGGGTTCTGTTTCTTCATTTTTTTCTTTTGTTTTCTTTTTCATTGCATTGATATAACTTCTATATACAGCAGCCTCTGCTGTTTTCCCCATAACTCTTGCTCTTTGTTCCATTGCAATTGCAGCTTGTATCTTATGTGCATGTGCTTTACCAGAATTTTTAATCTTGTTTACACTTGCTTTTGCTGTTGCAACATCTTTAAACCCTAGACCTTGTATTGTGCCTTTAGGGTTTTCGTCTGTGTACAAATCACTATGTTTATCTGAACCTGCAGGTTGACCTTTCTTTCTAGGTACTCTTTTTGCTTCAGTAAACTCTTTAAATGATTTCATTGTATTTGTAATATATTAATTTCGTTTTCTTGACCTAATAGTTCGAAATCATACATTTCAAACTCACCTTGTATAATATTTAGTATATATCCATACTCTTTATCTAATCTTAATTCAATATATGCACCAGAGGCGTCTTCTCGTATCCATACCCATTGTGGATCTTCATCTAAGATAATGACACCAGTCTCAGCATTTTTACCTAAGAATATACCATCAGTTGATTGTTGTTTATCAAACTCGTTTCTCATTTGTTTTGCAAGTTCTTCATTGATCTGATCAAGTATATCTGCCAAGAAATTTTGTTGTAAAAAATCTATATCTAAACCTGTTACATATAAATCTTCTTCTTCCTCTAAGTAGTCAACTTCTAAATCATCAAATTGTAAAAAGTCTAGGTCTAATGCGTCTGCAACTTCTTTTAATTTATCTTCATAGTTTTCTTCTTCTAGTTTTTCTGGTTTTGCAACAATCAACATGTTATTAATCATGTCTAATTCTAAATCTAATTTTACAGGTGGTGATGGTGGATTGACTGGTGAGTTTACTTGTGTTGCTTGAAATGCTTGATTAAGTATAATTTGACCTGCGTCTGTTTCTACACTAATCTCACCAACTAAACAATTACCTGCTACATCACATGATGGTAATAATATAATTGTACTGCCACCTAGTTCATCTATTGTCATTGTAAAGTCTGTACCACGAACACCTATGGTTGCTGTAGGTGTTGTTATCTTTATATCTTGTCTTGAATTTTTTGCAATTTGTCCTGAGGCATATCTTATAGTACCAAGTTTTGCTTTGAGTGAAAGTTTACCTGTTTTGGTATTAGGGTCATAAACAAATTCATCTATGACAAGTTTACTGTGTTGGGTAACATCTACTCTAGTATCATCAAGAAATAATATACCAACTTTACCATTGCCTGTTTTTACTGTATCAAATTGTTCTATTGATGTTTCTTCTTCTAAAAGAATATTTGTGTTGCCGTCTTTACGATCAACAACACCGTTGCCTTCTATCTGGTCAACGTTTCCTATGCTGGCCCAAGAAGGACCAGCATAAAATAATATTAATATTATTGTTGTCCACTTAGTCAGTTTGCGATATGTCAATATCATGGTTGTCACCAACAGTTGTCAAGTTTATTATGTTATCATAAACACCACTTTGTGTGATATCTACGTCTGCGATTGAACCAGTATGGCTGTGAACTAAGGTGTGTCCGTTTACATCACCATTACCATTTATGTCAATTAAATAATTATTTGTATCACCGTTTACAGTTAAAGTTAAGATAGCTGAAGTACCATCAATAGTGGCAGCAACAACGTTGCTATCACTTCCTGAGGCACCTGTTATACTTACAGTAGCATTTGCAGCGTCAGCAGTCTCACCAATATCAATATCTATATCGTTACTACTACCTGCCCATACAATGGACGCTGTAGCAGTAGCACATGAGGAACCTGTCCCTGCGCTATCACAATTGAAATCAATATCGTTTGAGTTACCAGTCACATTAAATGTTCCTGTAAAACTTGCACCGTTTACGTCAAACTTTAAAACGTTACTATTACCAACTTGATCAATGTCGATAGTGGTAGTTGCACCAATCACGCTTGAAGCGGTTGTACTATTACCAACAGTATTGTTTTGTCCGTCTTGGGTAATGTCGAGGTCTAACGTAGCACCTGATTGTGTCACATAGATATCATTTGCCATTACCGGTAAGGTAAACAATATTAACAATGCGATTATTTTAGCGTACATTTTGTTACTCCTCTATTTTAAATTGCCATAATTCCTTTTCAATACCTTCATGTATCATATTAAAGATAGCATGTTCTATTGTAGTTCTTATGGCGTAGTTAACAGGCTCATTAGTTGCGACACCTGTTTCGATTTCAAGGGCCTTCGTACTCATGTCAAGGAACCTGAATACATCACCACCACTTGAATATGACGCTATCGTTTTCGTTGCTGATACTGTCATTAGGATTTCTCCTGTTTGTACTGCAACTATACGAAGCGAAACTGTTACTTGGTCTGTACGATATTGTTCATTTACACCTAATCCAAAATATCTTGCACCAACACCACCAGATGTAATATTGGAATCATATCCTACAATACCACCCTCTATAATAAGTCCTGCAAACTTTAGAGGTTTTAATTGATTTTTTACATCACTTTCTCCATCATATAATTCTCTTGTTGATCTGATTAATTGTCTTTCTTTAATAATCGAATCCAAACCTTGTCTTTCTAAAACTATAAACCATGGATTATAACCACCTACTGCTTTCAAAGCATTGATAACCCAAACTTCAGCACCTTGTGTTACTGCTGTTGATAACTGACTAAATTTTTGACTTGGTTTTCTTTGACCTGTTCTATCAGGAAAGTTATAAACTGCAACAGTAATTTGTGCTTGTCCTAGTTCAGGTATTTTCTCTAATCTTTTCATGGTATCTGTTTCCATGGTGTATGGTGTGTCACCTTGGTAGAAACCATTTTCATTAAGTCCTTTGTTTGAAGCACAGCCACCCAGCATACACATTAAGGCCATCGCAATGGCGATTTGTGGTATTCCTAATTCCATATTAAAACTTAAAGTCGCCTACAGGTACTGACATTACTGTCGTTGAACCATCTGGTGATGTAATTGTTAATGTGATTATTTCTGTGGTTGCGTCTTTAACCCAGTAGATTGTAGAACCTTCTACTTCCGCTGTACCACTTGATGGACATGTACCAGAACATTCTGTCCCGAACATATTATCTACTAACTGTTTTGATAAATTAGCATAAATTCTACTCTCTACGTTTTTAATAAACTTATTGATTGTAGTATTGTTTTCTAAACGAGCCGCTGCAGCTGCCGCTGACTTAGCGTCATCTGATACGTTCTTCTCTCTACTATATCTTAATTGTTCAAGTGACAGTACATGTGTACTGTATCCACTTCCTGAAAAAGAAGGATTTTTAAAATCGTGTGTTAATTCGCTTGCGATACTAGGTGTCGAATACACATAAAATAATATTCCTAGCACCAAAATTTTTAGTGCTTTCATACTATTATTTATAATAACATGTAGTCTAATATTGCAACAGTAGTAAAAGTTAATAGTATAATTGTTCCTACTATTATGCCGTTAGTCTTCATTATTTGCAGGTAATTTTTCTGCATTTTTACGCTCTCTTGAGCCAATTCTTTTTTCATTTTCTCTCATTTCTAATACAGTATTAAGTTTTGATCTTAAACGTATCAAGTCATTATCTAGCATTCTAATTCTATCAATTAGCGCTATGGTAGTAATCTGTGCCTTATCTAATTTTTCAATTATTTGTCCTGTAACATAATTGTAAATAAAGTAAATAAACCAACCCATGGCAATTGCCGCTACTGTGGCAAATCCATATTGATTTAACATTTCTACAATAGGTGATGTTACTTCAACTTCTATCATCTTTATCTTTTTCTAATTTTGCTAATAATGTCATTACACCTAAACTAATAGGTAATGCTATTAACAAAAATAATATAGCATGTTCAATAGTCCACATTAGTCTTTCCTTGCGTCCTCTTTACCATCTGATCTAGATATTCTATCTAAATCTGGTCTTAACTGTAAGGCACTTGATATTAGTATATCTAGTTTTATCATGTCGTGGTTCATTGTCTTAATACGATTGTCTAAAGCAGATATTAACATGGTAATTGTTGCAACTTGTCCTACAACACCCGAGAGTATGTATTTAAGGATGATGTAAATAAAAAGACCCATTACCATAGCAGCGGCAACGGGTAGTCCAAAATCAACTAGTATTGTAAAGAATAGATCCATGTTCTATTTATATGAGCGCCTCAGGAAGAGGCGCCCAATCTGTTAGCGAACAGGAGAGAGTATTAGTCGTTAACTAATTTACTAAAGTAATTCATAGTATCGTCCTCATCATTACTAGGGGAGGTATCTGATTGAGGAGGTTCACTTACTTTAGGCTCACTAACTGGTACCTCAACAGCACTTACAGGTGGGATATCTATCTCGTCTGCTGTTGTGGTTTTTCCTGTACCATAAACTACTTTTTCAAACTTGGCTTTCAAGTCGTCATATGATTTGTAGTTCGTGGTAGCAGAAAACTCTTTTAATGGTAATTGTTTTTTCCACAATTCTTCTATTTGTTCGTCCGTATCTTTTACTCTAGATGGACCTTCAAATTCAGATTTGTCGTAGTTCCAATAACCATCAACTTTTCTAATTTTTAACTTGAAGTTAGCACCTTCCCAAAAATCAAATGGGTTGATTGCTTTTTCATCAGCAAACTCAGGTTTCATTGCTTCAGTAATCTTATCAAAAATTTTCTTACCAAATTTATATAAGAATGTTCTACCTTCATTCTCCGGGTGTGCCGGGTCTGAAACTATAACTATGTTAGTAAAGTAGGAAAGTTTTCTTTTTCTTTTTCTGGCGATCTCTTTATCTGCCTCGGAACCAGTATTCCATAGTTTAGAATTTTCTTCACTTACTGGATCTTTTTGACCAAGTGTGGTCAAACTATTCTCAATATACCAACCACCAGGTCCTTGAAAGGCATGAGACCAAACTCTCGCCCAAGGTAATTCTTCTCCTTCTACGGCAGGTAAAAAACGAATTACTGCATAACCATTACCAGTTTTATCTAGTTCAGGTTTCCAGAATCTATCGTCACTTGATGAATTTTTGTTTGTTGTTGGGGATGTAACCTTTTCTAACTCTTTGGTTAGTTTGTCGAAGTTACCACGACTTTGTTTTAGATTTGCGAATGACATTATTTTCTCCTTTGTATTCGTTGTATTTGTATAGTGTCTATATTAGCGACAATACTATATATAAAAGTTTTTACTCTGTTCATATAAAAAGTTATCATTCAGCCGTTCGTGGGATTTACCTGGTGGAATACCCACAATTTTTCAGGAAGAGTCCAGATTCCTAAGAAGATGGTCCCTACTAATAACCTACCCTTGGTGTCTTCAGCCAGTCGGCCCTAACCCTCCTCAAGTAGACTTTACGCCCTCTTAAACGTTATTCAGCCAGAACGATAAACAAGTTGCAACTTGCTCATTGCTGCTGAATGATATCTATATTATACCATATTCCAGACTAAAAGTCAAGGGATAATTTGGTATAAAACTCACTTTTTTTCAAATAAGATAGATTAATTAGACTATCCCATTGAGGCATTTTCTCTGATAATTTGTTAGTATCATCAGGATTAACCTTTATAAACTCTATATCTTGGTATTTAACCATAACACGACCCATTTGTATTACCCAATTTTGTGGTGTTACAGAATTTTCATCATGACTTAGATAGCCATATGTACCTTTGTATAAGTTATTAATAAAATCTGTTGTACTGTACATGTCCATACCAATTAAATAGCATTTCTTAGGTTTTTCTACTTGACAACCTATGTACATTGCTGTCGCACCAGATGACCAACCTGGATCTTCCGGTCCACTTCTATCACCTTCCCAAGCAGGACCATAATATTCTGCCATTATGTCTTTTAATAAAGTTATGTTCATATCTGCAAGACCATATGTCCAAGTGATATATACGTTTTCAAAACCATCACCTTTCCATCTATCATTAGGTCTATCTTTATTTACAGTAGATTGACCATGTATGACAAAATTAGCATACCAATTTTCTGGTGTGTGTTTCCATTCTCTTATGGTTGGTTCTTGCATGTTACTTGTTTGTGCCTCTTTCATCATTTCATAATGTTCGTTAGGCATGTTTTCCCAATCACGAAAATATACTTTATTCTCATCACAATAACCACTACGATATATTTCATGTTCTAACATAGGATCTACTGCAATAAGACCATCTAGTTTGTGTTCACGATACATGGCATTACAACCATAAACTTTACCTTTTGTTTTAAGTAAATCAACATCAATGTCTTTACGACTTTCACCATTACCTAATACAAATAAATTTTCTGTCATTTGATCATGTTCCTTAGTGTTAGTTTCATTCTCTCTTTGTTGTATGTTAGAAAAGGTGTGTATTTTAATATCTTCGTTCTCAAGGTAGGCCATATTATATCATCTGTTATTGTGTTGTTAAATTGTTTTGTATAGTTTAATAAGTTGTTTAATATACATAATGTCTCTAACGATATTCTTTTTGCTAAATATGTTTTGATTAAAATTGGATGTTGTCCTCTCGTAACCTTAAATATCTTGTCAAAGTTCTTATCACTCTTTCGTAATAACTGTTCCATATCTCGTTCAAAGTAATATGCCAATCCATCAACTCTTTTTTGTCTTTCCAAATACACATCATTGTTCATGTCCTTAATGTAAGGAGATTTATTAGATACGAAATTGCTAACAAAATAGTCCACAATACGATCACCGTATTTTCTTGCAGCCTTAACAAAAAAGTATCTATCATTACGCTGTATAAACGTTTCGTATTTAGCATTAGTTTCACCATTATACTTAAAGAAATCGTATCCGTCTTTTGTAAAATGTAACTTAATACTGAGGTACTTTTTATATGCTTCATATCCTTCATTCATCTATACAGGTAGTGTTGCTGTTTTAGGTAAAAAATTTAATTCCTGTGCGTTCATTTTAATTTTATCTTTTAGTGTTCTATTAATTAAATGTGTAATCTGTTCTGGTTCTATTTCTTTTTCTTTACAATAATCTAATACTGCGTCCATGTGTGAAAGTCTTTTTTTACTTGCTAATTTCTCTATTACTAGAGCAAATTGTTTAGGTGTCATAGTTTTCATCTTTCGGATAATTTATTTTATGTTCTCTCGTGAGACCATCATCAAAATTAACATAATTTGCTTTATGTTCTTTTGTTTCATCATAAAGAATAGCACAAATTATAGCATAGTTTGCCATATCAATAAGTGTGTCTCTTATGCTCTCGTCTTTTACTTTTAGTTCTTCTTGTTTAACAAACGACATCAAGCGACTAAATTTATCACCTATTCTTATTGCACAACCTTTCCATGCAGGTATGCCACCCATTTCACAAGTTCTAAAATTTTTAAATACATCTTCTTGTGAGGCATAATCATGTCGTTTCATATCATGAACCTCTTTCATATTTTCTAATAGACTATAAAATGATTCACTTTGTTTCATTATTTTTCCTAACTACTGGATTATAAATTTCTCTTGCTGCGTCTGAACCAGATAAGTATCCAATTCCATATGCACATAGTACCAGAATAAAAACTGGCAACATTATTTCAATTACTTCCATCATATCTTCTCCTTTTATTGGTATCCCTTGCTACGTTTTCTATTCCACCTTTTCAGGTAGTTTACTTGCATTAGCAAGGGAAGTGTTTACTATATCTAATAGCAATTCTGTGTTAAAGTTCCAATTTATACCATATGACAATAAACAAGTCTCATTTGTTTGTGGTAGGGTTAAATAAAAAACACCTTTTCTAGTATCCGTATTATACCACATTGACATAGTTCCTAAAAATTGTCCATCAGGTTGACCTTGTGCTGTTACATCACTACTGCCTAAAAACAACATGTTAAATGTGTTCATGGTAGTTAGTAAAACATTATATGAATTACCACAATAGACTGGTACTGGTTGTACTCTTAACAAATCTGGTGGAAAAATTTCATCAGATTGTGCTTTGTTTAATCCTGCATACACCAAACCTAAAAACAATATTATTGCACTTATACCTAATGTTGATTTAACAAATTGTTTCATTACATTATTAACTTTGTATCAGGTTGTACCAAATTTGTAGTATTTGATTCATATGCTTTAAGTATATTTTCACCTGGATTAGTTGTACAAATTATGTTATCTTTTTTTACCATAATAATCTCATCTTCACTATAAGGTATGTATGGTTGAAAACCTATTCTTGTATTCTCACCTGGTTTACCTTGTATAGGTATTAATACAAAAGGTTTTTTAATTGCCGTATGTGTTGTTGTGTGTTCTTTTCCTTGTGGTGCGCCTACAACGTCTTCACCTGTCGTTAATCTGTATAATTTAATTGACATTATTTTCCTCTATCCATTTGTAAAAGTTTTCTACTGCTTCTTTTAATCTAGGCAAGTAATCAACTTTGTTTTTCTTAAATACTTGTGTTGTACCTTCTTCCGTAGTAACTAATATTACAACTTGTGTAGGTTCTTCACCAAAATGCTCTTTATACATTTCAGCATAAGCACTACCTTGAATAAAGTAGTTCTCAATCCAGTCTTCTTTTTTTTCTTTTGTAGATGTTTTAAAATCTATTATTGATAAGACACCATCATATTCTCCAATACAATCTACACGACCTGCGACAGTATAATTTTCTGAAAACATTTGTGCTTCTTGTAATCGTATATTATTTATTTTTGCTAGTTCAGGTTTTAATACATCAAACATCATTCTAGGTAAGAATTGTTTTTTATATTTGTCAACCTGTGTTAAATCAACATTATTTAAATAGTCTTCGACCATGTTATGTACTGCTGTGCCACGATTGGCAGCCTGTATCATTACATGATTGGCAACTTCTTCACCAACTCTTTTTCTCCACTCATGTAATCCTTTCTTATCTCTAATTGATAAGACGGTTGTAATTGATGGATATGCTTTTTTAGTTTCTTGGTGTTCGTAAAATCTCTTGCCATTTACATTTTTGGCTTTGAGTGGTGGTAAATCTCTTATTGGTGGTTGGTGTATAAACATTATATTCTCACTTATTTAAATTATATTATATCAGGTCTTGACTAAAAAGTCAAGGGTTAATCTCTAGTAAAAAACGGATCTGGTTTTTTATTAGTTTTCTGTATTTCTTGTAATACTTTCATAAACTTGTCAAACTCTTTATGTGCGGTATATCTACCCACTTTATATGCAATAAAAAGAGATAAACAAGCAATAATTGTATGTGTTACTGCGTCCACGTTTTTGCCTTTTCAGTTACTTCATCAACTCGTCTAGTCCAACCTCTACCAAAAGTCTCAAATGTAGATAGACTTCCGTAATAGTTATGTCTAGCGGATTGATATTGGTCTATTGTAGTAGAAACACCATATTTCTCTACATGGTCATTAATACATTTTATAGTATTTGGACCTATGCCGCCATCAACTGTGGTATTTACTAATCGTTGTATAAATTTTGCAGCACGACCAGGACCAGCATTGACAGCAAAGTCAAAGATACATAAATCTAAACCTTCTGGTAGATCGTCACCTTTTACTCTATCCCAATAATTTTTTTTATATATTGGTTCAACATCTTCTTTTACTAATTCTTTCATTTCTTTTTCACCACCAAAGTCTTCGTAAACTCTTTTAGTTACGCCAAGGTTTGTTTCGCCACCTGGATCTTTTGGATGATTTACATATCCACCTTCATGGTGTAATATGACTTCTAATGCTTCTGAAAATTTATTACTCATTGTAGTGTAATCCCATCTTTATTTTTTCTATTAGATAACTTTTTAACATACCACTTCGTACTATGTCACCAAGATCAAATTCAATACAATCAATTTCTTTCATTGCTTGCATTATATTAACAAAATCTAATATACCGTTTCTGTCATTTGTTTTTGTTAAGTCTGTTTGCTGAATATCTCCAGCAAATATTATTCGTGTATTCTGACCAACTCTAGTCATAATAGTATCTAACTCGTGAAAGTTTAAATTTTGACATTCATCTACTATTATTACACCATTATCAATTGTAATACCTCGTAAGAAACTTGTTGATAAAAAATCAACTGTTCCTTGGTTTCTTAAATCTGTATATAATCTATCAAACTCAGCGTCTGAGCCTCGTTGAAACATAAATCGTACCATGTTTTGATATGGTACTTGATACAGATATGATTTGTCCTCCTCATCACCAGGTAAGAAACCTATGTCTCTTGTTGGTAATAATGAGCGAACAATGTAAACTCGTTCTCGTGGTGATTTAGGATCCAACACATCTTTTAATGCATTATATAACGCAACAAAAGTTTTACCTGTTCCTGCCACACCATAAAGAAAAAGGTTCTGACCTTTTTCATAAGAAGCAAATACTTCTTTTTGATTATCGGTTATTGGTTTTATCGTGTTTAATTCGTTTGACGATATATTTAATTTTTTTTTACTTACCATAATTTTTTCACCGTTTTAATGAGCGACAACTCAGCTTACGTTTCGGATTCTGTTTACCAGTGTATGATATTCCTACCAATGTGCTGTTGTCTATCTAATTCTATTTATATTTTTGCCTTTGCTCTGGCTCTATGTTTTTCTAAAACCTGTTTTGTTCTCGCTTCTTTTATACCTTTTCGTCTATATCTATCTGCTAAATTACTACTAGGATGTTTCTCTGCGATACGATTTAAATGATCTTTCCAACCACTATCTGTTTTACTATCAATTTGCCCTACATTTGATACAATGTTCATTTGTGTAGGTGGTAATAAAGTAATATGTTTCTTTTCAATAAACTCTTCCATTTCTGCAATAGTCATTAACTCCTCATATTCTTCTTTTGTCTTTTTATTATAAAATCTATATGTTGGCATATTTTGTTATCACCTTATCTAGTATATAATACCATACTCCATTTATTGCTGGTTCTATTAATGCAACTGTTCCTGCTTCAATCCAATCTGCACCTGTTATGCCTCTTACTACAAACGCAGCAATCAGAATATGACCACAAGTATAAACTCCAGCACGACCTAAACTTGTTCTTAATATTTTCTTAATCATAATCCTGCTATCTCATATTTTCTAATTACATTTTTTGTAGGTATAACAGTAGTGTTACCACCATCTGCCAAGTTACCTTTATCGTCATAATTATAATCAGACATTAATACATGTACTTTTTTATCGTTCTTAACTAACCAACCTGTTGATACACAAATTGCTGGTTTAGAATCCTGTATATCTTTTAAATCACGCCAACCACTATCGCTTTGTATATCTTCCCAATAGACAAGATAAAATTTAAAATGAAATGGTATTGGTGGTTCGTTCTTATGAAATTCTTTATGATTATTTTTTTTCATTCATTTTTTCCCCAATTGCATACAACATTAATGTTATGAATAATAAATCTGCTAGTATAAATCCTAATAATATATGTGTTATCATGCCACTCCTTCAGCAAACCATTCTGGCGTATCTCGTTTTGTCCACTTAGCAAAATATGCCTTTGCTTCTATATAGTAGTTTTTATAAGATTGTATAGAATCCCCTGGCACTATACATTGTGGATAATGTTTCATTGCAGGTGGTGGATCTTTCCAATCTACTACTGGTATTTTATTTGGTACATTTTCTAACAATTGATTTAACAATAAATTAGTGGAATGAACCTTACCATATCTATGTGTGTACTCATGACCTAGTTTTTTAAATAACCTATATAACCATTGATAGTGTAATTTGTTTTCTCTAACCCAAACTGCTGAAGGATGATTATAATGACATGCCTTGTAAATAACTTTATCTGCATTTGGATTTTCTAATTTATATCTTTTTATTTTTCTATTATTTTTACCATAATCTATCCACTCAACACCATCTAACATTCTTTGTGCTGTCGATAATAATTGAGCATATTCAACAATCATTTTTACAACATGTTTATCAACATGTTCTTTGGCTGCTTGTTCTGGGTCTTTAGATAGAAAAAAGATATTCATTATTGACACTCCTTATTTTTATAGTTATCTGGTTGCAATGAGCATTTATATTCTTTATCTGCCTTCATTCTTATTTCTGCTGAAATACTATCGAAGATAGCAGGTAAACTTTTAAATAGTTCATTTGTAATGTTAATTGACATTTGATGTATTAATCTAGCTGTTTCATCTTTAACGACTTCACCTGTTTCGTGTGATTTTACATTATGAGCAAAAAACAATACCCAACAAAATAAACTTAACGCTAGTATACCATATAATTTCTTCATTGTCAACCCCTAATAATATTTAACATTTAACATCATAGCATACAACTTATGAAACCAGATATACTTCATGTCTTCTGGTGCATTGTTATATGCATTTTCAAGATTTGAAACTCTTTTCCAAAATAAATTATAATTCATATTTTCCCTCTATGTTATATTTGATTACTTTTTTTACTAATTCTGTATATGTTTTTTTTGTTGCATAACCATCTAGAGTATCCACAAGATCATAAACATTAGCATTTTGTGCTCTCAACTCTCTAAATTTTTCATAGGCAAAAACTGTATTTAATATTCTAACATATGCTTTTACGCTATCACATTTTGTATCGTAAACTTTTACACCCCAACCAATCCATTTGTTTTGATCCCAGGTTACTGGTAATAACCATTTACTATCTTTACTAAATGTACGAATACCAAATAGATTATTACCTTCGTTGGCAAATCTACTTGACCCCCAACCAGTTTCCAATACTGATTGTGCGATTAATATTTCTTTTGGTATGTGTTGTGATACTGGTAAGTCTTTGTAGATATAATCTACACAAGCATTTAAACTTGAAACAAATGTATCTTTATTTGTCGTATCAATAACTGGTTCTAAATCTACCATTGATACTTTTTCGACAGGTACCTTAATTGTAATTTCAAGTGGTACTGAAACTGTCTGTACGTCTTTATGTTTTATATCTGTAAATGCAACCAAGTAACAACCTGCAATTGCAATTAGAGATAATAAGATTTTCATTTTCATAGTCGACCTCTCTACTATTTATTTAACACCTTCAAGGTATTCTTCTACCTCGTCAACATCATTAAAACCAATTAAGTCCCAGGCAATATCTGCCTCTTTACATTTTACCATTGCGTCTGCAACTGATAAAACACCTGACTTAACTTTCTTTTCGATACCAAACAGAAAATCCTCTGCTTGATCCCATAACCAATTTTTAACTTGTCCCATAATGTATATCCTTTCGATTAATATTTGTTATAAAGTGAGAAATTTGAAGCATAGTTCATATGCATATAAGAAGGGTCTCGTCTATAATTAGACGTTGAAGCACCTCTATATCTAATTCTAATAGGTAATTTAAATTTTGAAATAAGTTCTTTGACAGTTTTTAGATATTTAATGTCAATTTTTTTAGCAAGGGAAACCTCACTACCCATAGGGAAATAAAATGGGATTTGTTGTTCGTATAACGTTTCAAATAGTTTTGTTTTATAATTCATAATGATTCCTTTCGATTTCATAAGACTATAATACACCATTTAGGGGTAAAAGTCAAGGGAAAAACCAAATAAAACCAAGAAATAAACCCTTGAAAAACAAGGGTTTTTGAAAAAAAACAAGGGGGTGCGACAGAATGTCGCATGTAATTTAGGTGTTTTTTCGCATAAAATCGTCATTCCAATTAAATGCCTCTTTGATTAAATTTGCGGTTAACCCTTTATAGTGTTTATTTAAATCACCATCTTTTGCCCATATCAGCATTTCTGCTTCCTCTTGACATAAACCCTCTAACATCTGAATAAACATATTGTCTCTTTTCATCTGCGATAATTGTGGGTTGCCACCTTTTAGGAAATGGAACATTCTTTTTACTTCTTGTTTTAACCAAGTATGTTCTGTGCCTACTGGTGCTTCATTTGGTTTGTATGGTGGTTTACCTTCAGGCATTGCCCACTCTAGTGTTGGACTAAACCCACCTTTCAAAAACATTCTTAATTCATTAGTATCATATTTTCTTAATACTTCAATCTTCTTTGGTTTATCTTTTGCATTATTTACTTTTGTTAGTATTTCGTGAAATGATAAATTATATGTTGCGTCATTTATTGCCATTTTAAAACTCCTCTATTTTTCCAATCAATTCTTTCAAGTCATGTTGTATCATGTAAGGCAAAATTTTACTGCGACTTGTTACAGTAGCCTTTTCATACTCTTTATATATATCTGTTTGAATATCATCAGGTATATAATCAAAGTCTATTAGTCTTCGGTTACGTTGAAAATTTCTATAATGGTATTCATTACAAAAATCTTGTGGATCATTACCTCTCATAAGGCTATCAATCCATCCTGCTAGTTTTTTCTTAGAAACAGGTTTCTGCTTTATTCTATTGACGAATGTGTCATCTGGTGATAAAAAGTTTGGTACACCATCTGAGGTATCACCTCTTAGTATATGTTCATAGATATATTCTTGTGGACTATCTGTTTCTACATATTTTTTTTGTATAGGTGAATATTGAAATACATCAGGATATTTTTGTAGTTGTTGAAAATCTTTATCACCTGAAATAATTAAAATCTTTTTACCGTGGTTCTTTTTACATATAATCGCAATGATATCATCTGCCTCGACTTTATCTAACTGCACAACCTTATATGGAAAGTTATCTCGTATTTCTTCTTTGATTGTGTGAATTAAACCAAATACACTTTCCCAATCTCTATCATCATTGTTTCTACCTTCTCTACGTTTTGCTTTGTATTGCTCGAAGATATCTCTACGCCATGGATCTGGTCCATCAACACATATAACAATCTCTCCAGGATACTCACTTTTAAATCTGTGTATGTAACCTCTGATAGAATTAAGTATCATGTGCCTAACCATAGGTACAGATAAAACATTCTTATCCTTACTCATTGCAAGTTGTACAGCAATGTTGGAAATAGCTACTTGGGAATAATCAATCAGTATCATTTAAATCAATATCACTTTCAAATTCTATAACATTTTCTTCTTTTACAGGAACCTTAACAATCTCTGTACCTGAATAATTAACAACAGAATATGTCCTGCCTTTAACTTTTTCAATATACATCATTTTATCTGTGATATCATGAAACGGATGTTTTAAATCAAATTCACGATAGATCATAGCACGAAATGCTTCTAGAAATATTCCTACATCTAAAAATGTTTTTGTGCCTTTTTTTGAACCAATTTCCAAACCTTCTGATTGTAAAGATGATATTATTTGTATAACCGTATCATCTGCCAATGAATCAGCAAATTTCTTAGATTGATGATCTGCAATACTTTCCTTTGATTTCGTTTTCGAAATAGGAACCTCTGCACCATCGGGGAATGATAAAACTCTACCCATGTATTGTTTCGCCTTTAAAGTTCAATTTACCTTCATTGATAAAATGTTCTCGTAAGTCTGTGTATCCACCAATGAGCATATCGTCTCTCATTATCTGTGGCATTGAACGGACTTGTTTACCTATCATTTCAAACATTTGCTCAATGGTAACTTCGTAATCTCCATCACCACCAGACATACCTGAAGATAGTTTATATTCCTCAAACGGAATATTTAAAGTGCCTAACAATGCCTTTGCTTTTGTACAATAAACGCAATTGGGCTTTGTAAAGACTTTGTACATATTATAATATCTCCTCTTCAAATTCCTCAATGGACTTATCCATTGTCTCTGCACTATTTATACTATGTTGTAATGCGATTTCTTGTTGTATCATATCATACAATTTGTTCGCCTCACCCATAGGTAGTTTTAGGCCTATATAAACTCTATATTCACCTAATCCTGTAATAGTAACAACCGTTTGCCAGTTTTCATAACCTTGAACCTTAGTGTTCTTAATTATGTTAATGGTGGTAATCTCTGTTTTAGATACTGCTGTTTTATTACCTGTACCTATTTCTGCATTACCAATCTCTGTTCTATGTAATGATGTTTTCTCATTCATTTCACCGTGCATAATGTCAGCAATTTCTGCCTTAGCAATTAATGTTGCTTTTTCTTTTGCAAGTTGTAAGTCAGGACTTGTTGATGTTCCTGCACCATAGATAAAGTTTTTATCTTTTTTCTTATCAGGATATTCCAAATACCAATCTGGTACAACCTCTGTAAGATTACTTCCATTAGATTTTTCTTTTTTTATCTTTGTTGTATTACTACATGATACAGCAAATAAAGATATTATTAATATTAATATTATATTTTTCATTTGGTTTTTACCTCCTTCAAGTTTTCAAATATATTCATCATACCATTCCATATGTTGTTGAATACATCTAATCCAAATACACTTACTAGGACATAACATAAAAACATGCCTAATACAAATTTAATCATGGGTACCTCCAAGTTCCGTCTTTATTTAAACAAACCTTTTTTGGTAGTTTAAATATATTTTCACCTTTTACATAACGACAATATTCTTGTTCAGATACGCCGGCATAATAAAATTCAGCAAATAGTTCCCAATAACTAGGACCTACATTGCCGTCTCTACACACCATTTTTGTTTCGACTAATGTTTCACCATCAGGTGTGTAAATCTTTTGTATAACACAAGCACTTTCCATAGTATGGCCATGTGCTTTATTTACCACACTATAAACACATATTATAGTAATGACAATTGCAAATAAAAATGCATAATTTATTGGTCTCATAAAACTCTTTCAATTACTTGCCAACGACCATCAGGTAATTGACACGCTTTTCCAAACTCTGTACTTCTATCTAAAGAACCTACGAAGTTCATAGGCCAAGTGTCTTGAATAGATACAGTTGACGTATAATCAACACATTTAAAATGGTTTTCTATATATGATCTCGTAACTTTGATATCACCATGATTACCTGTTTTAGGATTATGCCATAACAAATAAGTTGATTTACCTGAGGGCATACCATTTAAATGATCTACAAACATTTGACTATGTACAGTTCTATCACTCATACTTGAGCATGAGAATATGAAAGGTAATAGTAGTAAACTATATAAGTGCTTCAAGTTCTGCATGTGTTAATGGTTTATCATCCATAGTAGTCACCACTTCGGTGCCACCATCAGACAAAATGTTTTCGTCTTTTTCATTCTTATCTTTTTTAGCAAATTTGTAAGAAGGCCAAGGTTTAGAACCTTCATGACATTGTGCAAGATTTTCCCACTTGATGTCGTAAGGTAAATTAAGTTGACCCATTTCTCTTAGAAATTTTGCTTTTTGTTTACCAGTCTTGTAAGAATGTAACTCTTTGTTAATATCTTCGATTGATAAACTGTTTTCCATAATCGTTTGTTTTCTAGTTTTTTTCATAATGTATTATCTCCCTATGTCTTTGATTGATGATCTTGGTATTACTTGATACGCCCCCTTATTATAAGCAGGTGCAACAGTAAACTTTTTACTTTCTTCTAGGCGCCAGTTGTGATTTGGTTTAGTACCACCTGACTTCTGGCGAGGACGATGGGATTCGAACCCACGACCTCCTGCGTGACAGGCAGGCGTTCTAACCGGCTGAACTACGCCCTCATTTCTTTGGTCATACCAATTAGGAATAACCTTGAAATTCTTTTTACTTATCTTTCTATCTGGATCAATGCCCAATGATTGAAGATATTTTCTCTGTTCTAGTTTGGCTTTAATCAAACTATCTGTTTGAGGTAATCTGTTTCTCTTTTTCTTCTTAAATGATGTATAAAATATTGCCATGTTTCTATATACTATCAGGAGTTGATCTGATTGTCAAGGGTTAAATTGGTCAAGATTGTCGCACCTTTTTGACTATTTCGTCTTTCATATTCTGCTTCTATCATTTCTGAGGTCCAATCTTTACCATACCATGTGTATGCTTCATCATCATCATGGATTAACATGAATTGACATTTTTGACCATAACTGTGGTAATAATCTTCTTTCTCTGGTATTAAACCAGAAGGTCCGTTATAAACATCAGGATACTCATCTTTGTAAGTTTTGAAATAGTCTTTATCATCTACCACATAAACTTCGGACATATAAAATTGTTCAGGATCTGATTTATGTTCTTGTTTACTCTCATATTCAGCATATGTTTTATCTGCTTGCTCTTTGAGTTCAGTACATTTACCACTTAAAAAACCTATTTGAGAATAATCAATATTTCTGTATAGAGTCCAAGTATTCGCAAATGTACCTTGATCCTCTGTATCCCAATAGTGTCTAGAATAAACTACATGAAACATTACAGACCTCCACATTGATTTAATAAAATTAATAATAATAAAATAACAACAGTAAACTTAAACACTACTGACCTCCTGCCATTAAGTGAAGAACATACCACCAAGTATATTCTTTTGAGTTTTCAACACCAAACATCCATAAAGTGTCGATAAATCCTAAACCTAATAAAGTCATAAAACTTAAAACGAAATATTCTGATTTTGTCATTATATTGCCCTCCCTATTAAAGACGTCCTAAATATGAATCACCTCTTTCTAAGGCCCTCCATATTAAAGACATTGTGTTATAAAGTTCTTCATTCTTTTGAATAACAAATTTCATTTCGTCTCTAGGAAAAGTATCTAGACCGTCAATGAATTGTGCGGCAGCAGCAAATTGATTGCCTTTGATAAGACCTGCTGCGGTCTCATAATCTTGACCGTCAAGAGGAGTATGTCTCATACTATCTAATTCATAGATAGTGTCTAAATTTGATACGTTGTTCATAATATTCATAATGTAACCTTTCTTTTTCATAATATAGTTATACACTACACTAAAAAAGGTCTAAAGTCAAGGAAATAACCAAATTAATTTGAAGAAAAAACCCTTATTTATCAGGGATTTATATAGGGTGCGTCAAACCGCTCACCCTTTGTTCTTGTTTTGTTCTAGAAAAATAGGGTAAAAATGCCGTATGTTCCACCAGATAAGATGAGAGTTACTGCAACAATGCCAAAAAATGTATAAATTTTATCTAACACCACTCCTATTTACCAATCTCTTACCTTCATCCAACCAGAGGTTCTGCGAAACGTTGTTAGTCTTTGTAGGTATCTGCATTTCTTCACATAAGGCGTCTTTTATGATGTGGTCAACTACCACACAATCTATGTGGGTATAGTTATGTTTCTTTGCATATCTAAATCTATTGTTACCATACCAGATAACATAATCCGTACTTATCTCATGTTGGTGTTTTTTCCATATATGAAAAGACTTCTCTGTGATTAGTAAAGGATGTAGCATACCTTCGTCTGGTATTCTTTTTTCTAACATGGCTGCCATTGCATTTTTTTCATTCCAATTAGTATCATCATCTATATTAGATAATGTTGTTATGGAGAATGGTAATACCTCTACACCAAACGTATGTTTTGCTTTAAGCAATCTCACTTTTCAGTTCTAGTATTACCGTAATGTTTTATTACACAATGTTTTGTTGCGTCTGAATGTTTTAATGTTCTATATGGATCAATAATACAACTACCTGGATTAAACTGTTTAGGTATTAATCCTTTATCATGTATAAGATAAGTGTGGGCACTTTCATCTGGCACTTGATCATAATATACTTTCATACTACTATCAAGGTTTTCAATATACCAACCAACTAACATAGAAGGACTACCTATTGTCTGATCAATACCTGGTTTAAATGCCTTACCTAATATTACTACAGGCATTTGATACTGCATAACATATCGTGCCATGTTATATGCTTGTTGTTCTCTTACTTTCATAATACTATCAAACAAGTCATAACCTAAATTTAATCTTTTTGCCATGTGTCGTAATGCTATATTATCTCTAGGATGACAAGCACCACCATCACCAAAACCTGCCATCATGTAACTAGGTCCCATTATTCTTTGTGTAGAATGTTTTAATGCATTTGTGACAACATCAACATTTATATTACCTACTTTCATTGCCACATCTTGTATCATATTTACTAAACATAACTTGGCTGTAATAAAAGTATTATAGAAAACTTTTAATGCTTCTATTTCTTCCCATGTGCCTATCTCATATCTTGTCGTTTGTTTTTCTAGTATAGGGTCGTATAAATCATAAAGCATTTCTACATCTTTATCTTTTTTACCTGTTGATGTGCCTATCATAATCATTTCAGGATGTCTCATATCCCACTTTACTGTGCCTTGTGCAATTAGATATGGATTGTAAATAAACTTACCATTTTTAATTAATGGTAAAATTTCTCGTCTTACTGTTCCGGGCAATACTGTTGATATAACTGCAATCAATGTACCTTTATTAACTCGTTCATCAACATCTTTTACTGCCTGAATAAGATGTGTATAATCAAAATCTTTAGATTCTAAATGAGAAGTAGGTGTTTCGCCTCCATACTTTGGATCATGTGGTGTTTGTACTGCAATCAATACAACATCTTTATTTTTACATGTATTATCTAAACTGTCTATGTTAACATTAAAGTCTGTGTTTAAATCATTTAAAAGTTTTGTATTAATATCATAACCAGTTACTTCGTGTTTTTCTGCTAAAACTGAAGCTGCGTCTTGTCCTAGTTTACCTAGTCCTATAAATCCTACTTTCATAATTTCTCCATATTACATACCGGCGGCATGTTCATCTTATGTTTATTTTTTGATCTCAATGTTCTAAATTTTTCTATGACGTTTATAAGATGTGGATCCTCAACTAGTTCACCACTTATATCTGCTTTCATAGCCTTTTCTAAATCATCATAGGTGTAACCCAATTGTTGTTCATCTGTTCTACCATCTTCCCATAAACCATCTGTTGGTGGTGCGTCCATAATCTTTTTAATAATATCTAAATGTTCTGCCATGTGATAGACTTCACTTTTATATAGGTCTGCAATAGGTGAGATATCTACACCACCATCACCATACTTAGTATAAAAACCTACACCAAAGTCTTCGCATTTGTTTCCTGTACCTACAACTAATCCATTATTACTTTGTGCAATCTGATACAACATCATCATTCTTAATCTACTGCGACTATTGGCAAATGCTAGTTCACCATCTGCACCTAGATAATTACTTGCATGTTCAAATTCATGGAATATCTTTTCTAGATTTATTACTCTGCGACTTACATTATTAAATTTTTCATCTAACCACCATGTATGTTCTAATGCTAGAATATCTTTATTACGAATAGACATAACAATAGGCATAGTTCGTAAACCAGTCATAGCACATAAGGTTGAAGTAACTGCACTATCTATACCACCAGATACGCCTACAACTAATGTATCAAAGTTATTTTGTTTAGCATAGTTTTTTATCCAATTTACAACATGTTCTATTTTATCTTTCATAAATTTCATCTCCAATAATTAATGCGTCAACATGACCCATGTTTGCATATGTTTCTAATGCGTTATCAGGTGTCTCTACAATAGGTTCCTGATAATTAAAACTTGTATTTAAAACTGCTGGTAATCCACTTGCTACAATTATATTATATAGTATTGGATTATGTTCTTTCTTTAATATCTGTGGGCGTGTTGTATTGTCAACATGATTAACACCTCCCAATCTTTCTCTATATTCTTCTTTGATTATAGCGCTAGTCTGCATATAAGGTGACCACTCGTTATAGTCTTCTAGCATTTCCTCAGCATATTCTTCTAATAT